CAACGCCAACGCCAACGCCAACACCAACACCAACACCAACGCCAACAAAACCTTCCACAATTACTGTTAATGTATTTGGTAGAGTTTCACCTAATAGTGCATCCACGCTTCGTGTTTGGTACAGTTTTAATGCCTTTGCTAGTGCAGGTACATCCCTTCCTACTGCCCCTACTACTACGGGAGTATCTTGTGGAAGTATTACAGTCGCACCATCAACACAAATTTACTTTGTAGTGGCAAGTGCTGATCCATTCTCATCTAATTCAGGAACACCTTTTACTTTGAACACAACAAGTATCTCAACTCCAAATTATCCATCTGTACCACCAAGTGCTTGTAACGGTAATTTATACAGCTATGTAACTAGAACTGTATCTACTGTAAATGAATGGGAGTGGCTTGAAATAAATTCAAATACTGGTGTTCCTAACTCTTGCTAATATTACCAATGGAATTTTAATAACTGTTTTATAAGTAAATTAACCCTTTTAAATTTGGAATCCCAATATAAAAATTGTAAATTAAGTTTATGGCAAAGATATTCATTTCAATAGCGTCTTACAGAGACCCAGAGCTACTTCCTACCATAAAGGATCTTATTGCAAACGCTAAGAATCCTCAAAATTTAGTATTTTCAATAGCGTGGCAACACTCTTCTGAGGATGTTTGGGATAATCTTGACGAGTTTAAAGATGATCCTAGGTTTAAAATTGTTGATATAGACTATAAAGAGTCTAAAGGAGCTTGCTGGGCAAGAAGTATTCTTCAGCAGAATTATAACGGAGAAGATTACTATCTCCAATTAGATTCTCACCATAGGTTTATAAAAAACTGGGATGTTGAGTGCATTAAAATGGTCAAGCAATTAAAAAAAGCAGGCCATGAAAAACCTCTTTTAACAGCCTACATTCCATCCTTTGACCCAGAAAACGACCCAGGAGCACGCATACAAGAACCTTGGTGGATGACTTTTGATAGATTTATACCAGAAGGAGCTGTATTCTTTCTACCATCAACAATTCCAGGTTGGCGAGAAATGACTCAGCCAATTCCTTCTAGGTTTTTATCAGCACATTTTATTTTTACCGTTGGCAAATGGTGTCAAGAAGTTCCGTACGATCCTAATTTATATTTTCATGGTGAGGAAATTTCACTAGCTGCAAGGTCTTATACGTGGGGATATGATTTATTTCACCCACACAAAGTAGTTGCATGGCATGAGTATACTCGTAAGGGGAGAACCAAACAATGGGACGACGATGCAGATTGGGTAGAAAAAAATAATAATGCTCATAAAAGAAATAGAATTCTGTTTGGAATGGAACCCGGTTGTACTCCTTGTCAAAGAAATCAAATCGGAATATATGGCTTCGGTTCTATTCGAACCCTAGAGCAATATGAAAATTATATTGGATTAAAATTTAGTACAAGAGGTGTTCAACAATACACTTTAGATAATAAATTTGCACCTAATCCAACCTATGAAACTTTAGAAGATTATGAAGCATCTTTTACTAACATATTTAAGCATTGTATTGACATATCTTACAGTCAAGTTACAGAATTAGATTATGATTTTTGGTGTGTAGCATTTGAGAACGAACAAGGAGATACAGTCTTCAGGCAAGATGCTGATTTGGATGAAATAAATAGAATGAAAAACGATCCTGATGGTTACTGCAAAGTGTGGAGAACATTTCAGTACGCTGGTAAACCTGCTAAATGGGTTGTTTGGCCTCATTCTATATCAAAAGGTTGGTGTGATAAAATAGAAGGAATTTTACCTACCTAAACATTCAATATTATGATAATTGGAAATGGTTTGATAGGTAGTGCATTAAAAAAAACACTTAAGCATCATGAAAACCTCTTAGTATTTGTATCAGGAGTTGCAAATTCTAAGGAAGAGGATTTTGAACAGTACAAAAAGGAATTTACACTCTTAGAAGAAACTTTGAAGATATATAAGGGTAAGAAGCTTATTTATTTTAGTACCTGTAGTATTTCTTTAAAAAACGAATCAGCTTATATTAAGCATAAAAAAAATATAGAAAACTACATATGTAATAATGTAGACGATTATTTAATTATAAGGATACCCAACATAGTAGGAAATTCAACAAACAAACATCAACTAGTAAATTATTTTTTAGACTGCTTAATTAATCAAATTAGTATTACTATTAATGTAGATTGTATAAGATACTTAATTGATGTTGATGATTTATCTAAGATAATAGAATTATTAGTTACTAGTAAAGTAAAGCCCTCTATAATAAATGCAGCTTTTGATAACGGAATTAAACTAGAAGAGCTTTTAATGTATTTAGAGGACGCTACAGAGATTACTTTTAAAGAAATAATAAAAGTAAGTAAAGGAATTGATTATACAATTGACAATGCTGCTTTTCTAAAATTAATAAAAAACGAATCTTATTTTAATTCAAACGCTAAGGTTATTGTAAATAAATATTTTACTAAAAACGACAAAAAATGACTGTAAAAATTATACAATTTTACTATTCTGATGATTTACCTTATTTAAAGGAAAGTGAAGAAATAAATTCAAAGTACTGTACAAAGTACGGTATAGATTATTATTGTGAAAAGAATAAGCATTTAATCTTTGAAACGTTAGGAGATAGAGCAGGTTCCTGGTATAAAATACCATTTTTAAAACAGCAATTAACCTCTTCTGACTACGACTACGTAGTCTATATAGATTCTGACGCTTTTATTGTTAATGAAGACATTGATATTAGAGATATAATAGGCCAATATCCAGAATACGATCTTATTTTAGGGCAAGACTTTGGACCTGATTTAGTTAATGGTGGAGTTTTAATTTTTAAAAATACAGAATGGTCTGAAAATTTTCTTAGTAGAGTTTGGGAAAAATCTGAAAAAATTTCAAGAGGACGTTATAAAAGAGAAATATGGTTAGAACAAACTATTCTATCTACTTTTTTATTAGTCAACGAAGCAGATGCAGTTAGAACAAAGATATTGAATCATAATATGCCAAATTCAATAAATAGTTTACATTTAAACAGCGATACTTTTATTTATCACGATTTATCCAAAACAAGAATTTCTGATTTTTATAAATTAAAACAGGGAAATGGGGATGCTTTTAGCTATATAAATTTAACAACTGGTAGTGATAGGCAGGTTTCGCATAAATACTTTAGTTATTATATTCCTTACATACAAGAAAAAAATAAAAATGGTATTGAGCCTAACATTTTAGATGTAGGAGGAGATTGTGGAGAGACTTTCGGATGTTTGTTAAATAACACAGATTTAAAGTTTGAGTATTTTAATTTAACAGATCGTAAAAAAGATGTGTTTAAAGTAAATACTATTGATTATAGTAGTTGTCACGAGGAGTATATGAATAAGTTTTTAATGGAAAACACATTAGACTTTGATCTTATTATCGATGATAATACCCACAAATCGGAAGAAAGGCATTTTCTATTTTACCATTTATTTCCACTTTTGAAAAGTAGTGGAGTTTATGTAGTTGAAGATTTACAAACAGATAAAGAAATTAGTAACTCCGAAAAAAATGCACAGTATGGATGGGGAGATCCTAATAAAAAGTCTATGACGCAGTTAATAGAAGGTTTTAATGTGAATGGTACTTTTGATAGCGACTATTATAATTTTAGTAATTTAAAGGATTATATTGCATCAACAGAAATTTTTAAAACAGAAGCAGGTTCTGAACTTGGTGTAGTAGTAAAAAAATAAAATGAGTAATTTAGATTTAATAAAAAAATGGGATGATTTATCAATAAATCATGTAATAACTTGTGCTAATCGTGTCATCAGATTACTTAAAAATGAAAAAGACTTAACGATAGTAGACGTTGGTGCTAACAGTGGTAAATTTTTTGATTTATTAAATTCAAATCTTGATATTAAAAAAGCCATTTTATTCGAGCCCCACCCAGAACTATTCGAATATCTAAAAAAGAAATATGAGGAGAGGGATAATATTATAATTGAAAACATTGCATTATCTGATGGAGTTAGAAAATATGATTTGAACTCAACTTCCTTTAATTGGCATATTGAAAATAATACCGAAACTGATCTTTTTAATTTAGGTTTGTCATTTATAAACTATAACGATAGTAGTACATTAGAAGCAAACAGTTTTGATAATCTTAGAAGTAGGTATAATTTAAATAAAATTGATTTTATTAAAATAGATACTGAAACCGAAGATTTATTGGTTTTAAGAGGTTTTAAAGAAACTGTTAAAGAATTGGAAATTAAACCAATTTTTCAGTTTGAAAATAATTGGTGGATGAAATATACATATGAAGAGTCTAAAAAAATATTAGATGATTTTTGTTTGTATAATAACTATAAAAATAATGTCGACTTAAATATAAGAGAGGATCTTTATCTATTACCAAACAATCAAAAACATAATAATGTTACTTTAGTAACAGGACTATGGGATATAGGTAGATCCAATTTAGAGGAGGGATGGAACCGATCTTTCAAGCACTACTTGGAATGCTTTGAAAATTTACTAAAAACCCCAGATAATTTAATTATATACATTCAAAAAGAGTATGAAAATTTTATATGGGAGCGTAGAGATAAAGCTAACACTCAAGTTATAGTAAGAGATTTAAATTGGTTTAAACAAAATGAAAATTTATATAATAAAATTCAAGAAATAAGACAAAAACCTGAATGGTTTAACCAAGCAGGGTGGTTGCCTCAAAGTACTCAAGCAAGACTTGAATGGTACAATCCTCTTGTAATGTCCAAAATGTTTTTACTAAATGACGCTAGAATACTAGACTCTTTTAATTCCACACATTTAATATGGATAGACGCAGGGATTACCAATACAGTACACTCAGGATACTTTTACCACGATGAAGTAATTTCTAAATTAAAAAAATACTTTGATAAGTTTAGTTTTGTATGCTTTCCTTACGACGGTAAGGTTGAAATACATGGATTTTCCTACGATCCTATGTGTAATTATGCACAAGGACTTATTGATAAAGTTGCTAGGGGAGGTATATTTGGTGGTCCAAAAGATTCAATTGAAAAAGCAAATCAAATTTACTACGATATACTTAGTACTACTCTAGACAGTGGTTATATGGGAACCGAGGAGTCTATTTTTACTATCATGTTGTATAAATACCCAGAGTTGTTTCAGTATTATGAAATAGAAGCAAATGGATTATTAAGTTTATTTTTTGAAAATCTCAAACAGGATATTTTAGAAGTAAAAACAGAAGTAAAAAAAGAAAGTACTGTAAACAATTCTAGTATAGATAATACAGCTCTCTACGTCATTGCTTATAATTTTCCTACTCAATTTGAAACTTTATGCAAATCTTTTGAGCACTACGATAGAAATTTCTTAGATAAACCAAAAAAATTTTTACTAAATAATTCTACTGATCGCAATACTGATGAAGCATTTGCTACTTTATGTGCTAAGTATGGTTTTGAAGAAATTAAAAAGGATAATATTGGAATATGTGGGGGAAGACAATTTTGTGCTGAACATGCAGATCAAAATCAATTTGACTACCATTTCTTTTTTGAAGACGATATGTTTTTTTATAACGGACCAGATGAATTTTGCAGAAACGGATTTAGAAGAAAAATTGCCGATTTCTATAACACCATGATGCAAATAGCTTGGAACGAACAGTTTGATTTTTTGAAATGGAATTTTAGTGAATTTTTTGGTGATAATACAAAACAATGGGCATGGCATAATATACCTGCTGACGTCAGAGCAAATTTATTTCCTGAAAATCCTATTAAAAATGATAACGACGTTGAAAAAGCCTCTTATTTAAAATACCACCATATTAAATCTTTTAAAGGACTACCTTATGCAATAGGTGAAATTTATTACTGTAACTGGCCACAGGTTGTTTCAAAAAAGGGTAATAAGAAAATGTTTTTAGATACAAAGTGGGCATATCCCTACGAACAAACATGGATGTCTTACATTTACCAAGAAACTGCAAAAGGCAATATAAAACCGGGTATTTTGTTAGCTACCCCAACCGAACATAACCGTTTTGAACATTATCCACGAGAAGAAAGACGTGAAAATTAAATACAAAAACTGTTGAGCATAATGAAAACTTTAATACTACAGGTATACGATGAAAAACTTTTAAGGCGTGCTCACGGAGATGATGAGTATAAAAACATAATTATTTTAACAGGTGTATTAAAAAAATGGTGTGATCTTCATCAATATAGCCACTCTATTCACTTTCTATCTGATGAATATAAACTATCTCAAGAGTTCAGAGACTATACTTATGACCAAGCTACTCATATACAAATTAATGATTTGGGAAATATTGGTCACGCCAAGTTTTACTCTTTTGTTAAAGCTTTGGAATATCTTCAAACCAACGAATACGATTACATATGCATATTAGACACAGATGTAAGTTTTTATAGTAGAGATAAAAGTATTGAAGATTATTTACAAAGAATAAACGCTTTAGATAAAGATGTTGTTATGGGATTGGATTGTGTTGGCCCGGAGAACTACTATGATGGAAAATATCCTAATGGTGGTGTCTATCTATTTAAAAACACACCCTGGACAAAGAGATTACTGTATGGATTAATTACTGCGAATAAAAAAGTTAACTATTCTGGATGCACTATAACAGATACCTTACCTGATCAAATGCAAATGTCATTTATTACAATGATATGTCCAGAATGTGACCATAGAGTATTGATAACAAGACATGAAAATAATATAATGCGTTTTTACGATCCAGGGACTCCTTTAAATCAAAAAGAATCAATAAACGGTTTGTTTTTTCATTTTGCCGGACCTAATAAAATCCACATTGAAAAGTATTTTAATGATCTAAGACAAGAAGGAGAGTTAATTGACTATGATTACAGGAATGTTTTTAAAGATGTTATATATCATTAAAAAGTAAAGCCCTCTGTGTTTTTGAATAAAAACACGCAAAAACTGATATTTATAACCATGGCAGTCTATCAAACACTACAAGCAACCTCAGTTGGAGCAAACTCGGGACCGTTTAATGTGTACTATAATGTTATTGATCCCAGTTATTCAATTGCAAGTAATGTAAGTGCTGGAGCACTGCAAACCGGAATAACCTTTCCAGTTCCAGTAAATGCGTCCACTATTATTGTAGTTAATTTAAGTCCTTATTGTAATGGAGAATCACAAACTCTTCCAATTCTAGCATATACTGCTACTCCAACACCTACCTTAACGGCAACACCTACTTTAACACCTACACGCACCCCTACATCAACCCCTACACCAACTCTAACTAGTACACCGACTGTAGGATTAACTCCAACACCTACTCAAACTCCTACACAAACCACTACACCTACTCCTACGCCAACTTCTACCCCTACACCAACTCCTACACAAACCCCTACACAAACCCCTACTCCAACAACCCCTAGTATGGTTGTAACTGTCAACAATAACCATGGTAGTAGTATATCTGGCTTTACACTACAAATAGGTGGATCTACTGTATCACCGTTTACATCAGCGACGCTAGCAACAGGTTTATCTATCGGAAGTAGAACCCCAGCTCCATCAACAGGAAACAACAGCTTTACTATACAAAATAGTTCTTCCACTACCGTGACTCTTGGAACTATTATAGACAGTGTTACCCTAGCAACAATAACTCCTACTGGAGTTACTGGAAATCCAGGAACAGCTATAAACGGCACTATTTCATTGACAGCGGCAAACATCACAAACGGCATACAAATTAATCTTACATAAGATTAGGTATTTATAATCATGGCAGCAATAAACTACACACCATATACGTTAACAATAGGATCTGAAACTACCATTTATCAAAATGAAGTAAAGTGTAGAGTTTCTGAAAATGATTTTAATTATTCACAAAATCCTACCGTTTTTGCTAATGTTAGCTATATAAGTGGTTCTGGCTCTCTACCTATTTTTGCACCTTACGGTCAAATAAACAGAAGTGGTCGAATTACGGATGGCACTTTGACTGATAACATAACAGGTTCAGATTTTCGTCCGTACACAACGACAATTGGGTTGTATAACGAAGCAAATGAACTTTTAGTGGTTGGTAAATTAGCAACCCCTTACCCAATCCCATCTAATACAGATATGACTTTTATTGTTAAATGGGATTCTTAAATTAATTTTATGTCAGAAGCATGGTTTATTTACGAAAACGGAAAGATAATACACTACGATTCAGTAGATAAATTTCCTCCAAATTGCGTAGGATTTGTATACAAAATAACAAATATCCGAACTGGTAAGTTCTACATCGGTAGAAAATCTTTATTTTCAAATGTAAAAAAGAAGTTAACCAAAGCTGAACTTAATTTACAAACTGGTCCTGGTAGAAAACCTACTTCAAAAAGAGTAATATCCGAATCAAATTGGTTAGATTACTGGGGATCTAATAAAACTATTTTACAAGAGATTAAAGATAACGGCTTAGCTGATTTTAGAAAAGAGATACTTAAATTTTGTTTTAATAAGAAACAATTAACTTATTGGGAAGTACATTTTCAATGCGTAAATGAGGTACTTTTAACTGATAAATCCTATAACGATACAATTTTAGGAAAATTTTATAAGGGAGATTTAACATTTTAGGTAAGTTCTTTACTATTTATTAGTATGATAGGAATAGTTTACGAAATACGGATAGGTCCCTATAAGCAGATAGGATCTACACACGACTTAGAGGAAAGAAGGTACCATCATTTAAATCTACTCGTTAAAAACAAGCATTATAATCAATTCTTACAGAGGACTTACAATAAGTACAATGTTTTTAAAATAGTAGAGCTTTACAGGTTTCCAACAAGAGAAGAAGGGTATAAAAAAGAACAAGAACTACTAGACTTGTTTTACAGAAAGCCTTATTACATGATGGAACATCCAATGGCTAGCGGAGGTTCTAAACCAGGAAAAGAGCATCCAAACTACGGCAAAAAAAGACCCGGACATTCTCAATTTTTAAAAGATAATCCCAGTAAGTGCGGGCTTAGGTATAAGAGAACAGAAGAACATACACAGCATATGAGAGAGATGCTTAAAGGAAAAGTAATATGTAAAGATTTAGAAGGTAATACTTTTTCAGTTACTAAAGAAGAGTATGATAGAAGAGAAGACCTCGTAGGAGTTAGTAGTGGAATTGTTAAACCGAACGCAAGAAAGTCTATAAAGTGCGTAGAAGATAATTTAATATTTGACTCTCTAAAAGAAGCATCAAAACACTACGGTATATCTTCGAGCAATATCTGTGAAAATATTAAGCATAATAAGCTTATAGGGATAAAGAAATTAGGGAGATCTATTTCTTTTATTTACTTCAGAAAAGATTTGGTTATTCCAGAATAATTCAGTATAATTAGTATTAATGGAAAACAAGCATTTAGTACTAGGATTACTACATAAAGTTATAGGCAAATCTAAGCCTTCTACAAAAGGTAATTATGCCTTTTATTGTCCGTTTTGCAAGCATCATAAACCTAAGCTAGAGGTAGATCCAAGCACAGGATTTTACAATTGTTGGACTTGTCAACCTGCTACTAAAGGTAGAAGTCTAGTAAATTTACTCAAAAAACTACATGCCACGTCTGAACAGATTGCTGAAATACGATCTTATTTTCCAGATGGAAAAGGAGAACAACAGGATAAGACTTACCAAATTGTAGAGTTACCTAAGGAATTTGAGTCTCTAACTAAGAGTAGCACCAAACTTCCATATAGACAAGCTAAGTCCTACATTCAAAAAAGAGGTTTAACTGATATTGATATATTAAAGTATAATATAGGTTACTGTGAAACTGGTAAATATCGAAATTCTATCGTAATTCCTTCCTATAACGAGAATGGAAGATTAAATTATTTCATATCTAGATCCTTTGAGAAAGACCCAACTAAAAAATATAATGCACCTTCTTGTAATAAAAACGATTTAATCGGTTTTGAGTACTTCATTAACTGGAAAGTACCGGTTATACTTTGTGAGGGTATTTTTGATGCTATTGCTCTAAAACGCAATGCAATTCCTTTATTTGGTAAGACTATACCAAAAGCATTAATGATGAAATTAGTACAAAGCGATGTTAAAACGGTTTATTTGGCGCTAGATAACGATGCATTAAAACAATCGATAGATTATGCCAAACAATTAATAGACCTTGGTAAAGACGTTTATTTGATTGAATTAGAGGGCAAGGATCCATCTGAAATAGGTTTTGAACAAGTAACAAAATATTTACACCATGCAAAGCAGCTTACTTTTGGTGACCTGCTACTTAAGAAAATGCAATTATGATAATAGAACAACGAACTAGAGATATTTATAATAAAGAACTAAATGGATTATAGGAAGATATGGGAAAAGAAAAACGGGCCTATTCCTGTAGATGAAAACGGTAGAAAGTATGAAATACATCATATTGATGGAGACAGAAAAAATAACTCTATTAATAATTTAATGTGTTTATCCGTAAAAGAACATTATACTTTACATCTGAAGCAGAAAGATTATCAAGCAGCAGGTGTTATTGCTTCAAGAATGAAAGTTTCTACGGAAGAGTTAGAGTTAATAAAAAAAGGTATTAGCGAAAAGACTTTAGGAAAGCCTAAACCCTGGCTAAATAAACCTAGAGAAAAAACAAAATGCCAGTACTGCGGTAGATTAAACGGAGGAGGAGGACATGAAAGAAGTTGTAGAGCTAATCCTAATAGAGATCCTATACTAAGACCTAATCTAAGTAAGACGATAAAGGGGATTCCTAAAAAGAAAACAGAGTGTAACTTTTGTAATAAGGAGATTAGCTTAGGTAACTTACATAGACATGAAACTAGCTGTAAGTTAAATAAAGAGAGAAGAGATTTTACATGGAAAGTAGTAAAATGTCCGTACTGTTCTCAAGAAGGGGGTTTAAATATAATGAAAAGATGGCATTTTGAAAATTGTAAAAGTAAAATATGATAGACAAGAACATAGTGGAGCAAAGATCGCAAGAATGGTTTGAAATTAGAAAAGGAAAAATAACAAGCTCAGAAATTCATAAGATAATGGGAGGTAAAACAGTAAACGACTTAACCGACACTGCAAAAACCTACCTACTTGAAAAAGTATCTGAACTTTATGGTGGATTTGCACAGTTAGCTCAAGGTCCTGCTCTAGAATGGGGTACTGAACTTGAACCTTTGGCTATTGAAAAGTACACAGAGCGAACTAATTTACAAGTAAACAAAGCTTCCTTCATTCCTGTTGGAGATTACTTTGGTGGTTCTCCGGATGGTTTAGTACCACCTGATGGTATTATTGAAGTAAAATGTCCATATAATTCTGCTAATCATTTTAAGCATGGACTCATTAAAACAGCAGAAGATTTTAAGAAAATAGCTTCAAATTACTACTATCAATGTCTTTCTAACATGATTTGTGCTGAGGCTCAATGGTGTGATTTTATTAGTTTTGATCCTAGAGTTGATTCTAGGTATCAAATGTTTGTATTTAGGTTCAGTAGAGATGAAAAAGAAGCTGAATATATGGTAGAAAAAGTGAAAGTAGCAGCTAATTACATCAAAGAAACAAAAGAAATGGTCGAAAATGCTCAGCTAATCAAAGGGTAGATATTTATTAGCATATGATTAATGCTGAATTACTTGGCCGAAGACTGGCTGAAGCCATTATAAATGAACCAGGTCCTTGTTTCTACCCAGGTAAGTTTAAACCACCACACAAAGGACATTATGAAGCAGCCAAAAATTTGGCTAGCAGAGATTATGTAAAGAAAGTTGAAGTTATTATTAGCAAAAAACCTATTGATGGTATTACTCCTGAAGATTCTTTAATGATTTGGAATATGTATCTTAAAGCAGAACCAAATCCCAAGATAGGTGTTA